CCACACATCCGGGCCAATGTGCTGCAGGAAGTCCGACAGGTCACCCTCGGCATTGCGCAGCAACCGGCCATTGGCCATCTGCTCGGCGCGGTCCATGCCGTCCCAGCGATCGTTGGATCCTTGATGAGGTCGAGCATGGCCGCGCTGCTTGTCCATGCGCTTGCCTTTCTGTCGGCCTTCACGATGGATAGTGCCGTGACCACCCTCGCCGGTGTCCCAGCCATCAGGCTGCTTGCCATCTGCAATGGTAGAGCGTTGCACCCGCACCGCCTCGGCATCCCAGTACGCGCCGATCTTCACCCAGCGCGCAGCCTGCACATCTGGCCGCGTCACCAGCGGACAGCGCTCGGTCAGGTCAGGATCAAACCGGATTTCGCCGGTGTCGCGCGCGCGATAGACCGGAGCATCCGCGCTCTTGGTCAGCATGAAAATCTTCTCGTGCGCGCTACTGGGGCGATAGGCGCCGCTGCTGTCGGGCATCGGGTTGGTCTTGCGCCAGATGATCTCGCTGCGCACCCACCAGCCCGCATCCTGCAGCGCGATCGCGAGACGGTTCGGGATCATGCACAGGTCCTTGGGCTTCAGATACCCGCCAGACGGAGCATTCCCGCCACCGCGTCGACCCGATCCATTTGCCGGTGGCCCCGGAACATCCCGCCCACCGCTCGCTCCGAAAACCGGCCCAGCAGCAGCGCGCGGCGCGTCGCCCATACGTCGCTTCTGCTCCGCCGCTGGATAACCACCCTCGGGCGTCCGCTCGATCGGCCCCACGGTGCTGAACGGCTTATCGCGGAAAGTCCGGTCATCGTTCCCCGCCGCCTTGGTATCGGCAGCGCTGCGGCCGTTGGGTGAGGTCGCATAGCAGTCGCCGTAATTCAGGAAGAACGTGCCATGCGGCTTCAGGATGCGCCGGACTTCTTCGAAAAGCTCGACCTGCGCGGCGATGTGCTCGGCCAGAGTCGGTTCCAGCCCCATCTGGCCAGCGACGCCATAATCGCGCAGCCCCCAGTAAGGTGGCGAGGTGACGCAACAGTCGGCGCTCTCGTCGGGCAAGCCGCGCAGCACCTCGAGCGCATCGCCGATGATGATCTGAACACTCATGATGCCTGCCATCCCAATCCTGCGCAGATTTGCGCCCACAGCGATTCCGCCCGGTAAATGCTCATGCCCAGCTGTCTGGCCGCGCGCGCGATGCTGCCGTGGCGCTCGACCTTCTCGGCCAGCGCATCCATGTCGCGCTCATCCTTGCTGGCCACGGCGCGACTCCCCCGTCACCGATCAAACCCGCATCGGCATGAGCACGCAGAAGCGGTCGCTGCCGATCGCCTTGCTCCACTTCGTCGGGCTGGCTGAATCGCCGAACGCCACCATCGCCGCGTCACCGGGCAGCTGCGCCAGCACATCGGCCAGGTAGCGCGCATTGAACCCGATGGTGACGGGGTCGCCCGCGTAATTCGCCTCGACCGTCTCTGTCGCCATGCCGGTCTCGGCACAGGTCACGGTCAGCACGATATCATCCCCGCCGAACTCAACCTTCACCGCGCGTTCCTTGCCGGTGTCGATCGTCGCGACACGCGCCAGCGCCGCCTCCAGCACGCGCGGGTCGAACTCGCAGACCTTGTCGGCGTTGCTCGGCACCACGCGGCGCCAGTCGGGGAAGTTGCCGTCGATCAGCTTGCTGACCAGCACGGTCTCGCCGCTCTCCATCCGCAATTTGCCATGCGCAAAGGCGAGCTCAACCCGAGCCTCACCGCAAAGCGAAACCATCGCCGCCACAGCCTTGCGCGGCACGATCGAATGCTGCAGCGGCTCGCTGCCATCGGGCGCGTGCAGGCACACGGTGTGAAGCCGGTGGCCATCGGTCGCCACCGCCAGCAGCTCGGCCGCATCCCGCTCGAAGAACACCCCGTTCAGATAATACCGCGTCTCTTCGGTGCTCACCGCGGGGCGGCAGTGCGCCAGCATCTCGGCCAGCGTGCTGCCCGTCATCTCGAACTGCGCCTGCCAGTCCTGCGTCGCGATGCGCGGAAAGTCGCCAACCGGCAGCGTCGGGAAGTCGAACCGCGCCCGCCCGCAGGCCATCTTCAACCGGCCATCTGCGGCAGTCAGCGTCACCTCGGCATCGCCCGCACCCAATTTGTCCACCGCCTTGCCCAGCACATGCGCCAGCACGGTAATGCCCCAGCTGCCGGATGCGCTCGTCACCGGCACCTGGCGGGTGATCTCCATGTCCAGGTCGGTGCCGCACACGGTCAGGTGTTCAGCGTTCACCTCGATCAGCACGTTGGAAAGGATCGGGATGGTGTTGCGCGCCTCGACAGCCGCCACGACCGACTTCAACGCCGCCTTCAGCGACCCCGCCGGCAGAGACACCACATCGGCCTTGGTATCGGATCCACGTGCCATGTCAGTTCCCCTTTTCGATGATCAGGCCGACGATATCGGCGATGGATTCGGAGTACCGGCGCACGAAAAGGTCGGCCCCGTCGCGATCGATGCGCCCGCAATCGGCCAGCGACTGCACCTCGGTGCACTTCGCGGCGGCATGGCAGATGATGCCCAGGGCGATCGTGTGAGCGGCGCAATCCACAGCCACCTCGAGAAGATCGCCAACGCTCGGCGGCTTGGCCCTCAGCGTGGCCTTGATGCAGCCTGACGGCTGATCTTCAAACTCGACGCTGACCTGCACTGCTAGCCCTTCCGGAATCGCCGCGATCATCCCGCTGCCACTCATGCCGCCATCTCTTCGATCGGCCGACCCAGCGGGCGACCATATTTGCGCTGATGCTCTGCCGCCTGCTGCGCGACCCATTCTTTGCGCATGCGCGCGGCCTCGCCCCGGCGCTCGGCCAGCGGGTCGAATGTCGGCGGCGGTGGCGCGGTGTCGGGCTGGGGCAGCGTGTTCGTCTTGCGCTCGCGCGTCGCGCCCATGCCATCGGGGTTTTCCGCCATCAGCTGGCGATAGCGCGCGGCCACGCTCTTGCTGGCGCGCAGCGCGCTGCGGTCCAGCAACCGGGCAAGGCCTTCCTTGTCGCGCCCCGCGGCAACGGCAATGCTCCACAGCGGCGTTCCGGTCCGCTCCAGCCAGGCGCGCACCTCGCACGCTAGCGCGTCTGTCTCGGCAAGCATCAGATACTCGGTCGCCTGCCTGGACCCGACCGCCTTCTCCAGACCGCGCGGGTTGCGCACGATCTCGCCCGCGATCGCCGCCTGCGTCACCCGCAGCATCCCATGGCCCTTTTGGCGCACCGCGTTGCGGATGTTGACCGAGACCCCGGCCTTGCGTGCCAGATGCGTCCACACCGATCCGGTGGTAAGCAGCCAGTGGTCGACGTCGCTCAGGAACGCCATTGCCTCTTCATGGGTCAGCACGTTCTCGGACGATGTCTTGTTCTGTCCCCGCAACGTCATGTCACTTCCCCTTCGCTGCTGCCGGCACGCGCGACGGATCCGCCGTGCGCGCGCCGGTGTTCACAATCGTGATGATGCGCGGGTCGAACGTGCTGGCCGCGTCGACGCGGATCATCCCCGCCCGCACCAGCCTGGTGATCGCGTATCGCGCCTGCTCGGCGGTGTTCAGGTCGACTTCCGCTGCAATCGCCCGGTTGTTCGGGCAGGGCAGACCACGCGCCGCCAGATCGACCAGCAGCGCGAACACCCGCCCCGCTTGGGTCTCGGCAAAGTCGGCAGGCGCGCCCAGCGCAGGGCGGGACTGCCGCCGCGCCGCATTTCCGAACAGCCGCGGCCCACCCTTTGAACGACTCTCGACGGGAGGCTCGCGCCGACGCGCAACATACTGCAGCGGTTTGCCCGGGCCGGGCCTGCGCTGAAACAGCACCGCCTCGCCCTCGTCGGCCCAGCGCCGCGCCAGCAACCCGGCAGGCGCCTCGCGGCCCAGCGCGGGCCCGGTGGCATACACCAGCTCGGCGCCCGGCGCGGCATTCTCCAGCCACGCCTCCATCACGGTGACATCGGCATACAGCGTCAGCGGACCCAGCACGAAGCGCGGCGCGGAAGGTGCGGCGGCATCAGGCATCGTCATCGTCCCGACCCAGAATGAACGGCCAGACCAGCACGCCGATCAGGATCGGCAAGGCATCGTCGGCAAGCGTAAAACCGCGCCAGTCGACGCCATCAGGCAGCGCCAGGCGCATCACGATCACGCCCGCAAACAGCCAGCAGGCCACGAAGCCGAAGAGAAACCCAACCATCATGCTACCGGCTCCCGCACCGGCGTACCGTTCAAAAGGCTGATGGTCTCCGCATCTTCTGCGTCAGGTTCATGTGGTCGGATTTTGCGGAACGCCGACGATTCAAACTTGCACCGTGCCGGATAGGCATCAAAGGACAAGCCCAGACCCCCGTATTTCAGTGATGTTACTGCACTCACACGATTCACGCTGCCCGGCAGTGGCGGGCCATGATCATGCTCAGGGCCATCCCGGTACCACTTCCCGCTGTAAACGCACATTGCCGGGTCGCCCGGCTGCCAATCTTCGGCCATCACCGCCCACCCTTCTGTTTGGCAGCGCCATCACGCGCAGCAGCCATCGTGACCGCCTGCTTCAGTTCGATTCCGCGCGCGAACAGGTCTTCGATCTCGCGGTTGATCGCTTCTGCCTCTTTGGCGCTGATGCGACCGTCACCGGCCAGCGATCGGTCGATCTCGCGGCTGACGTCTCCCATCTCTGAGAACAGCTGCATCACCGCGGCGCGCAGATCGTCGCTGCCCAGGTCCGCCTGTGGCAACGGTACGAACACCCCGCCCGCCAGACGGCACAGCTCGCGCGTCACCTGCGGATGCCCCGGTGTGCCGTGCGTCACCCGCTCCAGCGCGGCGATGACGTCGATTGGCATCCAGTAATCTTCATCGTTGATGTTGCTATACCGCCCGATCGTGCTCTTGCCCTTGCCGACCAGGTCGGCCGCAGCCTCCACACCGTGCACCGCCCCCACCAGATCGGATGAAGCAGCCTTCAGCCGCTGCTGGCGCACGGTCAGCGTCATGTCGACGCCTCCGGGGTGGCACTTGCCGGGGCCACCCCTTCGGCTACAGTCCGGCTAGCAACACCGACCGAAAGGAGAATACGATGGCCATGGCGCGCATGTCCGAGGGAGTACCGATAGTGCAGGACCACAATCGGGAAGTCGCTCTCTGGGCGGATGACGAAGGTGATGCGCACGGGTTCGTCCTGTCGCCCGCTGCCGCCGTCACCCTCGCCAATCGCCTGCTCGCCGTCGCAGAGGAAATCGATGCGCAGGCCACGCTGTCCATTCCCGTCGATTCGGTAGATCTGCAGGTAGGCCATGATGAGGCTGGCGAAGAACGCGTGTGCCTCGTGTTCAAAAACATCGTCGGGGCAACGACACGTTGCGATATGGACGTGACCCGCTTTGCGGAGATGACCGCCGCCTGCCGCGCGGCCATGGTCGACATCGATCGGCCAAAACCGCCGCGCTAGGATGGGCGTGCCGCCTGCAATTTGCCGGATGTTCCAGCAGTCGGCCACTGCACCAGCGCGTGGTGGGCGAGCTTCGATGATGCGTGCATGATCGAGGCTCATTCCGCCGCCTCCGCCTGGGGGGAAACGTCGGCAGAGCTTCCCGGTGACAGCGGCGCGGTCGGCCCAGTAAGACCCAATACATGCAGAAACTCGCATGCCTCTTCAGGAACATTCTCGCCGGGCCAATGTGCAGGCGTGGCAAAGAACTGCGCGAACTTCTCCAATGTTCCATCCGTGACACCTGCCTTCGGCTGACGCAGGCGCTCAAAAAATCCGCCGTCGTTCATCACCACGGTGGCAAGCCGCGCCAAGGATCTATCGTTGGCATGACACCACCGATCCGCGAGCCGACGAAGTCTGGTTTTGAGTTTCAATGGATCGCTCCGCAGTGATGAACGCGGCAACTGATGCGGGAATTTACCCGCCTGTGTCAACGGGTTTTTTCCCGCATGACTTGGCAGTAATTGCGCGGGATAATCCCCGCATGTCCCAAGTCATTGATTTTTATCAGCGCCTCGATCAGCGACGCGACGAAAAAGGCTTTACGGACCGCTCTCTTTCGATGGCGGTGACAGGGAAGCCCGATCTGATCCGTGACGGCAAAAAGCGCCAACGGCTGCCGTCAGGAAACAATCTGGTCAAGGTCGCCGAAGTGCTCGAAGTCTCGGTCGACTGGCTTACAGGCAAGGATGCACTGGCGATCCCCTCCGACGTCCGGATCGCCGACCCAACCATCCCGTTTCAGGCATTCCCCTCGGGCCGGCGCAATGAAACGCTTCCCGTACTGGGCACCGCGCATGGCGGCACGGTCATCTATCAGGATACAGCTGGCGATGACGCCGATGTCGAACAGACCCTTTTCGAACCCACCCAGGTGGTCCGCTATGTCACACGCCCGCCCGCATTGAACGGCGCCGACGAGGCCTACGCGGTCTATGTCGAGGGCGAATCGATGGACCCCCGATATCGGCCTGGTGACATGGCCGTAGTAGATCCACGCAAGCCGCCCCAGATCGGCGACGACGTGATCGTCCAGCTCAGCGAGAACGGCCACGACGAAATCTGCGCGATCCTGATCAAGACGCTGGCACGCCGATCACCCGATTTTATCGAGCTTTTACAGTATAATCCGCCGCTAAGGTTCAGGGTGGATTCGCGCCGGGTTCGCCGCATGCATCGCATCATGTCTCAAGGCGACCTGCTCGGCGGATAGCTATCGATCGTTCACGGAAATTAGCGTGGCTTCGCAGGTATCGTTGTCAACGCTCGCCACTGCCGTCCCGATATTCATTCCGCCAAAGCCATTCTGCGCGCGAAACTTCATGATCGCTGCGTTCTCCAGCCTACCGGTCTTTTCATTGGTCACGGCAGGCATGATCCTCGTCTCGATATGCTCGAAGCTGTCCGGGTTGCGCGCGCCATTCATGACCTGAGACTTCAGGCTTCGGTTTGAGCCATCCCATGTTGCGACACAATGCTGCCCGCTCACCTGCTTGGCCGCATCGGCCTGTTCCTCAAGGTCTTCTGCCTTGTCGGATGCCGCCTTTGCAGCAAGCACCTTCTGCTCCCGCTCAGCTTGCACCTCAGCGTATCGCTCTGGCGCGAACGTCCGAGCAGAAAGATCAGCCAACAGGGCAAACGCCAAGAGCCCGCCGATCCAGTAGAGCGCCAGGCGCTTGCCCGAAGTCCGTTTTGCCGCCGTCTCACTCGCGTCATCTCTTGCCATTTGCCACCTCAAAGGTCTGTCGCATTTCAATCATAGCCCGATAGCCAGAAAATCAGGCGTGGGAAAAAACCCGCACTACTGTATTGACACGGGAAAAAACCCGCATATTATCCGCCCCGTCAACAACGGAGGCACACATGCTCAAGGCTCCCGCTCAGTTCCCCCACCCTGGTTGCACCGCGTTCGATCGCAGCACCGGTGTACAGGTCCGCATCATCCGCACCAACCCGGGCGGCAGCGTCACCGTCGTGGGCGACAGCAAGCGCCACGGCGCCGCCAGCGGCATCCGCACCGTTGCGCTCAAGAGCCTCTGCGAAAGCTGGCCCCCCAAGCGCGCCTACAACCGGAGGGCAGCGGCATGAGCTTTATCGATCGCGCCGCTGTGGCCGAAGTCGCTGCCAGTCTGACAGACATTCACAAGCGCGCCCTGGCAGAGCTTTGCTCAGATTACGGACGCGGCCCTCGGCATCTTTCCTCCAACCTCGGCATCAGCTTATCCGATGCGCGCGAAATCCTCTCGTTTTTCAAAAGCGAGGGCATCTGCGCTTTCGGATCACTCTGGAATGAAGACGATGGCCTATGCAGCGGGCGCGGCTATTGGCTGGACCGCTTCGGCTTAGCTGTTCGCGAGGAAGTTCTACCGGAGTTCGCGGCATGACCTACGCCCAGCTTCTCGAGATCCGCGCCGCGCTCAAGGACGTGAGGGGCTGGCTGCGCGAGATGCTCGACGCCCTCATCGTTCTGCTTGTGCTGCTCGTGACCGGCCTCGCTTTGGTCGCCGCGCTTCGCCCCGCGGTGATGTGATGGATCAGGATCGCGCCCCGCCGAACGGCTCGACAACGGCCGATCCTCCCGCACCCATCGCGGCGGCCTTGCTGCTCGGGCTCATCTTCTTCTGGCTGCCCCTGGGCATCGCCGCAACTATCCGGTGCTTCAAATGACAACACCATCCCCCCGTTACCGCCCGCCGCATCAACCGCCGCGGGAAGGCAAGCTCTTCGTCCTCAACACCGGGCTCACCCGCAAGCGCGAAGGCGACGTATCGCAGATCCTGCCGGACGGCACTCGCCAGCCATGGAAAGGCCGGGCGTGAGCGATCGCCCCATCCTGTTCAGCGCGCCCATGGTACGCGCTCTGCTCGCTGGCACCAAGACGCAGACGCGGCGCACGCTTCGGCGCGCGCGTGTGTTCGGTACACCAGAGACCAAAGCGTTCACTCTTAGCGGAGACAATCTCGCACGTGCGTTGCAAGGCGCTGATCGCTTCCGGCATCTTTGCGGTGATGGCTGGTTTTGGGAAGCCGACGCCTTTGAATGGCAGGCACCCGCCACCCGTACGGGATGGATGGCGCATATCGGCTACGCCCCCGGGGAACGTCTTTGGGTCAAGGAAACGCACGCCTTCCATTGGGCAACTGATGATCAGAAATCCCGCGATATGGATCCTGAACTTTGGTCGGTACGTTACATCGCCGACGATTTCATTCGCCCGGCTAGTCGCGATGGATCGGCTGCCCTGATCGATCAGTGCAAAAAGTTGCGCCCGTCGATCTTCATGCCGCGCTGGGCGAGCCGCATCACGCTCACCGTCACCGACGTTCGAGTCGAGCGGCTGCAGGACATCAGCGAGGCCGATGTTCTGGCAGAAGGCGCGCCGCTCGATCCTAATCACCGCGACGGCACACAGGATGGGTCCAACCCCTATATGTGTGTCGGTGAAACTCCACACACCACGCAATCGCCGCGAGCCTGGTATCATCACGTCTGGGACAGCATCAACGGCGCTGGCGCATGGGATGCGAACCCGTGGGTGGTCGCTGTCAGCTTCGACGTCAGGAAGGGCAACATCGATGCCTGACCGCGCCTTCATCTCCACCGAACTGGACCGCCGCATCGCGGTGGCGCAGCGCGCGCGGGATGCGGGGCAGATGGATGCCCGCGCCGCCAACCGCGCGCTGATGCCTTGGGCAGCTGCAGAGGCGTGGCTGGTGGGGCACAGGGGCGATGCGATCAGCCCGCGCGATGGCCAGACCCCGGCGGGCGAACTCTGCCCGCTGGACGCCACCATCGGCGAGCTCACCCGCGCCCGCGACACCCTCGCCCGCCAGATCGACGAGGAAGGCAAGCACGACCGCATGCCCCGCTATATCGGCCTGCGCGATGCCGTGCGCCGCCTGGCGCTGATGCAGCTGCTGCGCGAGGGCTACCGGCAGAAGCCAGCAGCACCCGTCCCCATGCCCCGCAACGCCCTGCCATCCTCACAGCCCAGCCTGCTCGCCGACATGTTCGGCCCCGATGGCAAGCCGTTGCCGATCGAGAGGAATGCGGCATGATGCAAGTTCTCGGAAGCGGACTGGAAATCGGGCAACGCGTGGTGCTCACCAAGCATGGCCGCGATTATGCGACGGTCGCCGGTGACGGCTCCAAACCCGAAAGCATCATGCTCAACGTCGATGGCAGGGTCTATAACCCGCAAGAGCACTGGCGGGCAGATGTCGTCCCTGCCATCGCGGCGCGCGACATGGTGATAGGTGACTTGCTCAATCTGCAAATGCTCAAAGACGTGATTGAGCAGCCGTTCCTCGGGACGCTTTGGACCGATGGCGATAGCGGGATGCTCACGCCCTATGTCTGCCAACGCTCATTCGGTGATGGAATGCGCCTACTCAAAATCGCCACGATCAACCAGCGCCCGAATTATCATGTCGTTCGGGTCCATAGCGGGTGGGCAGAATCCGATTGGTCAGCCGACGACAATATTGGTGAACACATTGAGGAAATTCTCACCGCCATCGAGGAGGAGTGCGGCAGCGCGCGCTGCGGATACTCGGGCAGCAGCTTGCGCTGGCCGCGCGAGGATCGGATTGAGAATTGCCAATGCGAAGAATGCGACGATGACTATGTTTCTGTCTGGCCTGAGATTGACGCGGATATAGGCTACTCATGGTCGGTCAACGGGCTCGACTGGATTGCACATAAAATCGGGTGGCAGTTATGAATCCCGACCCTATCCTGATCGAAGAAGCAGACGCCGCCGCCGCGATCGCGCTGTCGGCGCGCACGCTACGCAAGCTGCGCAATGAAGGCGCGGTTGACTTCGTCAAGATCGGCAGGCGTATTCTGTACCTTCGCGAAGACCTGATCGATTTCGCAAAGAGGCACCGCACATGCAGCTCCACAGACGCTCCGGCTCGCCCTACTGGTGGTACGCGTTCACCTTCCGGGGTCGCCGATATCGCGGCAGCACGAAAGCAGAGAGAAAAGCGGACGCGCAGGCGATAGCCGCCGCGCTGCTGGCCGATCTGCAGGCCGCACCGCAACGCCTGGAAAGCTGGAAGCTCACCCATGTGCTGGGCACATACTACACCGATCACGCCCAGCACCTGCGCAGCCACGCCTTTGTCTGGCAAAAGATCACGCTGTTCGATGCGATGCTCGATACCAACCAGGCGCTGGCCAGCCTGACCACCCGCCAGCTGATGGACTTCCGCGCAAAGCGGCGCGGCCTCGGCATCGATCGCCCGACCATCAACCGCGACATGGCCGTGCTGAAAGCGGCGATCAACCACGCGGTGAACGCGCACGGCCTGGCCGCGCCGGCAGTCGACTGGAAGCGCCTGCGATACCCGGAGAACGAACACCGCGTGCGATTCCTCAGCCACGAGGAATTCGACGGGCTGATCGCCGCAGCGGATCCGGGCATGCAGCTGGCCATCACCGCGGCGGTGACCACGGGCCTGCGCAAGACGGCGATGCTGGGGATCGAGTGGCACCAGGTCGACCTGCGCGGCCGCACTATCACGATTCCGAAGGGCAAGGGCAGGAAGCCGCAGGTGGTCGGCATCGCCACCCCGCTGCTGAAGCTGCTGAAGGAACACCGCGCCAGCCAGACCGCTGCCAGCAAGCCAGCCACCGGCGCGGCCAAGCCAGCCTCCGGCACGGGCACAGCAAAGGTAGTGCAGCTGCGCGGCCCGGTCTTCGACCTGACGAACTTCCGCAAGCGCTGGGAAAAGACCCGCACCGACGCAGGCCTGGTCGACTTCCACTGGCACGACCTGCGCCACACCTTCGCCACATGGGCACGCCAGGGCGGCGCCGATCTGCTCGAGCTGCAAAAGGCCATGGCCCACAGCTCCGTCGCCGTCACCGCCCGTTACATGCACATCGGCGCAGAAGAAACCGTGACCGCATTCGACCGCGCAGCAGCCGCGATCGGCAAGGCAGCACCCGAAACCGACAATGAGGAGCAAACCGCATGACCATTTTCGCTCCCGATCCAATTCCACCGGCAGAGCTCACGCCCAAGCAGGCCCAAGCTTGGCTTCGTGGCTTTCGTGATGGCCAGATTACCGGTCCAGAAAGCGCCGATGTCATCACGCCTTACGACGTCGACGAAGAAGCCGAACTATACGAGGCATGGGCCAGCGGCATGGATGCCGCCGACGATGCACGCGCATGAAGATTGACACAAAAATTGACACAAAAGGCAGAATAATCCTTTTGTTTCAATTCTGTTCGTGAAGATTAGAAGTCTCGCGCTCTATCCAGCTGAGCTAAGGGCGCGCGCCTTTTGACATCGCATTGGATGTCGGGGGCGCAATAGCGGGCTTTGCATGGGGCTGTAAACCGCGATATGGCAGGGAGCCATGCATCCTGACAGCACCAGCCCTTCCGCTTCAGCCCTGCCAACTGGCAGCGGCTTCGACCCCGCCACGCACCGGTTCCGCTATTACGACTTCGTGATGGCGGCGTTCGTCACCGTGCTGCTGTTGTCGAACGTCATCGGCGCGGCCAAACCGACCTTCATCACGCTGGGCGGCGAGCAATGGGTCTATGGCGCAGGGATCCTGTTCTTCCCATTGGGCTATGTGATCGGCGACGTGCTGACCGAGATCTATGGCTATGCCCGCGCGCGCCGCGTGATCTGGGCAGGCTTTGGCGCGCTGCTGTTCATGGCCTTTATGAGCTGGGTGGTGGTGAGCCTGCCGCCGGCGGATGGCTGGGATGGCCAGGCGGCGTATGAATCGGTGTTCGGACAGGTCCCGCGCATCGTGCTCGCCTCGATCGTCGCCTTCTGGGCGGGCGAGTTCGTCAACAGCTATGTCATGGCGCGGATGAAGGTGTGGACTGCGGGGAAGATGCTGTGGACCCGCACCATCGGATCGACGGTGGTGGGCCAGGGCGTCGACAGCCTGATCTTCTATCCGCTCGCCTTTTACGGGGAATGGGAAACATCGCAGGTGGTCACCGTGATGATCACCAACTGGCTGCTCAAGGTCAGCTGGGAAGCGGCGCTGACCCCGGTGACCTATGTGGTCGTCGGCTGGCTGAAACGGCGCGAAGGCGTGGAGGTTTTCGATACCGCCACCGATTTCACGCCGTTCAGCACCCGCGTGTGA